TTAATAAGTTTCCTGTTGGAATTCAGAATAGTTATCTTTCAGAAAATGGAGATGACTATTTTGTAACTACTGCTGGTATTCCAAACTATCCTCTATTTGCAACTGATAATAAGAAATTTGTTAAAACTGATATTAACGAAACTACTGATTCGGGTGGAACCCCAATCAATGGTGGTGGATTTACCTATTTGATGAAGTCTGTAGATGCTGATGATGCCAACACGTCCATTAAACATGAGTATACAACGGGAGATAAGATCTTCTGGGACAATATTGACAACAGTGGAATACAAACAGGAATTTATTTTGTTACTGCTGTAAATGAAACAGAGTTCTACTTGTCTTTTAGTGGATCTGATGTATTTTCGCAAAAATATATTCCATTTAAAACAAACTCTACAGGACAGTATATTGTTAAGTCTGGTTTTGAGAATAAGGATATACAACACCAGAAAATTTTAAAGAAGTTTCCATATGTACGGAAGGAACAATATTTTGATGATCCGAATGCTAGAGATGTTAAAAACAGACCTGTTGGTCTTCTAGCTAATGGTGTTGAAATATATCCACCAACAGTATTTGATGAACAGATTTATTACGGTGATATTGTTAACATTAAAGTTACAAATACTGGTAAAAATTATGATGTGATCAATGGTCCAGATATAGTAGTTCAGGATCAAAATGGAACTGGGTGTAAAGCTTTTCCAACTGTTACGGGATCATTCCGTGAAGTTAGACTTGTTTCTCCTGGAATTGGATATCAGAAAAAACCAAAGATTACTGTTGAAGGTGGAAACGGCAATGGTGCTGTTCTGGAATCTAATTTCGTAAAGGGAAAAATCATTGTTAATTTTAAGGCTGATGGAACATCTGTAAATTCTAACTCAGAGACTATCGATTTCCCAACATCGCATAATTTTGAACTTGGAGAAGAAGTCTTTTATGACTCCAAAAACAACACTCCGATTGGCAATTTGATTAGTGGTGCTACTTACTTTATTAGGATTGTTGATAGTAAAACAATAGCTTTACATACATCTTTCCAGGATGCAGTTAATAATACCAATACAGTAAATATTGGAGCTCCAAGTTTTGGTTTCCATAGTTTTGTTTCTACGAAATCTAAAAATACGATTACCAAAATATATGTTAAAGAACCTGGAAGTGGGTATTCAAATAGAAAAGTAGTTGTCCCTTCTCGGACAACTGCTGCAGGAACAAGAGCTGGTATTGATACCTCCGACAATTACATTTACGCAAGAGGTCACAACTTCATTACCCGTGATGTTGTAAGATATTCCCATACAGAAAATGCTATTGGTGGGTTGAGTAGCACTACAGAATACTTTGTAAAAACTATTGATTCTAATAAATTTAAACTATACGATGTTGGAATTGGTACTGCGAGAGATATTACTAACTTTGAAAAAAATAAAGAAGTATTTCTAACTAACTTTGGATCAGGCGAACATACACTCTCCTATCCTCCAATTGTTGTAAAAGTAGAATCCATTTCTGCTATTGGTTCAACTACTGTTATTCAACCACAACTAGATCCAGTAGTTCTTGGTAGTATCGATAATGTGTACCTACAAGAAGGTGGTATTGGATATGGATGTACAAATATTATTGATTTACATAGGAGACCTAATGTTGGAGTTTCTACGGTTGTCTTTAATGCATTACTGAAACCAATTATTATTGGCGGTCGTATTGTTGATGTGCAAATTCTTGCAAAGGGTAGGGGTTTTAGAAAAGACTCTGATATCTTTATTCATGGTTCATCTGGTGATTTTGCTCAGATCAATCCAATCGTTGAAGATGGTGGTATTGTCGCTGTACAAATTCTTGACGGCGGAACTGGATATGAAAATGATGTATCCTTAGAACTTAGAAATAGAGGTACTGAAGCTAAGTTTATTGCCGATGTCCATGAATGGAAAATTAACCAAGTAACGAGATCTGCTGAAAATATTAATCCAGAAGATGGGTGTATATTAAAACCAACTACTAATCCAGATCTTGGACTCCAAGCCGTGTCAATGTATCCTCCCAGAAAGTTGAGATATCAACTTGGAGATAATATTGATGTAGGCAATCTTGAATTATCACAAAATGCTATTCATTCTCCTATTTTGGGATGGGCATATGATGGTAATCCAATTTATGGTCCATATGGTTATGAGAACCAAATTGGCGGTTCAATAGTTAGACAGAATAGTGGTTATATTCTTAATAATCAAAATCTTAATGGTATACGACCTCCAGCATATTCATTAGGTTATTTTACAAATGATTATTTGTTTAATAATTCTGGAAGTCTAGACAAACATGGCGGAAGATATTGTGTAACGCCACAGTTTCCAGATGGAACGTATGCATACTTTTTCAGCATTGACGTTGATTCTAGTGGAGTTGCTGAACCCAAATTCCCATATCTTGTTGGAGACCAATTTAAAGACCTTCCAGTTCAAGATAATTTCAATACATTCTTCAATCAAGATCTTGATATTTCTAAAGAAAAATTATCTAGAAATATTGGACCATATTATTTGTCTTTTGGAAACTCCAAATATGATCTGATTGATAAGGTAGATGATTCATATCAACAGAAATTCTTTGTAACTAAAGTAAAAACTTCTGGTATTGGATCTGTTAGCATCTTTAGTAGAGGTTCTGATTATAAAGTCAATGATCTCTTGTCGCTTAACAACGAAGGAACGGATGGATCTGGAGCCAGTATTGTTGTTGACACTATTCTTGGTAAGGATATTAGTGAAATTAGTGTAGGAGTTTCAACTTACAGCGGGACTGAACTTAGAATAAGTGGCAGAAGTGTAATTGGAATAACCACAGTTCCACATGATTTCTTGGATAATGAATCAGTCCATATTTCTGGAATAACAACTGCTAAGTTTGCACCATTTTTTGGCAAACAAAAAATTACTGTACCAAAACGTCGTGTAGGACTTACTGAATATATTCCTAATATTGGAGTAACAGGAATAACAACCTTTATTTCTGTTACAGATACTGTTGGGTTTAAACCTGGTGACCATATCGGTGTTGGAACCGAAGTTATGGTTATTACTGAAATTGATAATAAGTTTAGGAGATTTAGAGTCAATCGTCAAAATTATGTTGGCATTGCAATCACACACCATGTTTCGGACAACTCTGTTTTCTTGAAACCAGTTGAGTTTGGATTTAGTGCTGCCACAGTTGATAACCAATTCTTCACTTATGCAGTACAACCAAACAGAAGTATATACTTCTCACCCGAAAACACCGTGGGTGTGGGTTCTACGGGCAGAATCTACGATGTCATTAATACTGGTATCGGAACAGCTTTAACACAAAGTTATGATACTAGATTTGTACCTGAAAGAAGAATCTTTATCCCAGATCATCGTCTTGCTACTGGACAACCATTACGATACAATGTTGGTACTGCTGGAACTTCCCTAGTTGTTTCAAATACAGCTATTGGATCTACTTCGGGCATCGGAACTGTTAAATTAGGGGATGACTCTATTGTATATGCAGTTAATTTTGGGCAAAACTATCTTGGGATATCTACTATTGGGTTTACTACAATTGGAGATGCATTATACTTCTTCGATATAGCAGACAATATTGGATATGCTCATTCACTTACTACTCAGTTCCCCAGAATTAATGCAAGAGTTCAAAGATATTTTACTAATGTTGTCACTGATACTGCTCATGGATTGGAAAATGGTGATATTGTAAAATTCAATACATCACCAACTCAGTCGGAAAATATTAAACTTAGATTTGACCCTCTTATTGGTAAGATTACATCGGATAGGGTAAGCTTCTCTAGTACTAGTATTTCTGCAGATTATACTGATATCGATATTGAAGATGAAACATTTCAGAGTGGAGATAAAGTAGTATTTTATGCGTCTGAAGGTAATCTTATTGGTGGATTAGAAAATAACAATACATATTTTATTCTCCGTGAAGATCCACAATTTATCAAACTTGTTCAGTATAAGTCGGATATTGCAGATTCAAATTCAATTGTATTTTCTTCTGTTGATATTGGTACATATGAAATTGCTAAGGTAAATCCAGCGTTATCTTTCACGGAAGGTAATCAATTTATTTTTGATGTTTCCGATGTGTCTTTAAAAGACATGAGATTGGAATTTTATGCTGATGCCAATTATAGAAATAGTTTGGAAGTTCAAGGAACTGACGAGAGTGGATTTGCTATTACTAGAAATGGTGTATCTGGAACCACGGATGCTACAATTATTGTTGACAGTAAAAGAGATTATCCAACTAAGAGTTTTTACAATTTAGTTCCAGTGGTTCCTTCCGACCAAAGAAAACTAAGTGTTATTTCGGACAAGGATGTTATTGGTAATAATAGCATCACTCTTAATGAAATAGTAGTTAATGGTGAGAACAGAATTACTGTTAGGGGTGATAAAGAATTTACATACAATCTTGATCGCATACCATCAGAAACACAGACTTATGTTTCTAGACTTGGTGTTAGTACAATTTTCTATGAAACATCATCTACCTCTGCTGTCGGTCCAGTTTATTCTACAAAAACAAACTTTTCTGGTAGAGGATACAGAATTATTCCATCTACTAACGGATTTGTGAGTTCTTCTGGTAAGAATGCAACGGTCAAAATTCTTTCCAGTAATATTGGTAAAATTGATACTCTAGAAAGAGTTAAGGATGGATTTGATTATCCAACAGATCCTACTTTGATTCCATTCCTAAGTGTACCAGCTGTAATTGACGTTGCGGGGGTTCAGAGAATTAATGAAATTGAGATTTTGGATGGAGGTAGAAATTATTCTCAACCACCCAACTTGATTATACGTGGTAATGATACAATTGATCTACAATCTAGACTTAATGGTGGAGCTGTAGACAAAGTATTCATTCTTCAAAATGCTTTTGAATTTGATGAACCTTTGAGTATTATCCCAACACAAAACTCCAATGGATATGACATTGATCAAATTACTCATGTTGGAAATACCGTAACTATTGAATTACTTCTTGATGCTCAGTTCAATCAACCAGTCAGAACGGGATATGGAACTACTGATATTGAGTTTCCGTTTAAAGTTGGGGATTCTATTTTTATTGAAGGATGTAGATTAAAAGCCGATTCTTTGTTCGAGGGAGAGATTAATTTCAACTCGGAAAACTTTGACTTTAAGTTCTTCACCGTTACTGGAGTCAATACTTCTAATTTTACACTTTCGTATAGTGTTGCTGGAATTAATACAGGAACCTTGGGATCTTACGATGATGATTTTGGACTAGGTTATGTCGTTAATTCTAACGATATGGCAAAGTTTAGAATGAGTCTTATTAATGATGCCAAATTCTTATCTGAAGAAAAAATCACTTCTAAGAAATTTGAAGGATTTGTATCTCCAGGTGGTTGGGATCCTAGATTGAGTCAACTTAGACTCTCTGATACTTCTGGAGTATTATCTGTTGGAGATGAGATCTATGGAGAACAGTCCACTATCATAGGTAGAGTTGAAGCTGTTAATAGATTTAATGTTAGAAGTACATTGGGAGTTAGTAGAGATAAAGTCGCAAAAAATGATAATACCACTGGAATTCTTAACGAGTTTAGTCAAAGAATTTCTGATAACTTCTACTATCAAAAGTTTTCATATTCCATTAAAGGAAGAGTTCCATATGATACATGGAGGGAATCTGTAAGATCTATTGTTCACCCTTCTGGATTTAGAGAATTTTGTGATCTTGAGATTATTAGCCAACCAACCACTAATATGAAGGTTAAGTCGGCTACTAATTCGGTAAATCTCTTAGTTAATATTGATAGTGACCTTTATCTACAAGAAAGACAGAACTTTGCTCTAGTCACTGAAGATGATATGGCTCCAGATGGAAGTATTCAAAGAATTTTCTTCCCAGAAGGTAGACCTATTAAGAGTTACATTCTGAATAAGACTAATAAAGTTCTATTGATAGATGATATCTCTTCTGGTTTCAATGGAGATCACGATAGAACAGGAACTTTAGTTGGTAATATTGGATTTAAACTGAAAGCTAATGGTCAACCATTATTTAAAGCAACTTTCAATGCATCCGATAGTTCAGTTGTTGATCTTGTGGATAACATCATTACTATTCCTAATCATAACTTCCAAACAGGTCAGGAATTAAATTATAGTCTAGAAGGTGGATCTCCAATTGGAATTGCTACTACATCTCACGTTGCTGGTCTCAGAGACATTGTAATGAATGTAGAAACAGCATTGGCTGGTAGTGGTGCAATGTTTGAAAATGGATATAACATAGAAATTCCAGAACATACTGTTACTGGTGTTGGTACTGTAGTAAGTCCAATTGTTGTGTTTGTTGTATATGGATTCGGAAGTCCTGATGGTGGTCTTCCTGGCATTTCTACTAGGGGAACGGGGGCTAGATTCCAAGTTAAATTTACATATGAACAAAGTACGGGTCAACCACTTTCTACGAATATTACCTTGACTCAGGGTGGTAGTGGATACTATGTTGGTGATAATGTGAGTATTGCTGGTACTCATTTGGGTGGAACTACTCCTGCAAACGACCTAACATTCCCCGTATCACGCATTACTGGTACTCAAACAGGTGTTACTACTACTTACCTTAACGTACCATCAACAAGTGATTTAAGCGGTACTGGCGCACGTTTTGACGTTACTAGAGATTCAAATCTTGATGTTGAAAGTATTATTGTTGTTAGTGGTGGTAGTGGATATGTAAGTACGGAAACAATTTCTATTGCTGGAACTTATATTGGTGGTAGTGGTTCTAATGATGATCTTCTCTGCACACCAGTAGAGCTGGGTGGAACATCTATTCCCGAGAGAGTTTTTGTTCAGAAAATTGATGATGTTACATTTAAGATTAGTGGACTATCCACTTCATTGCCATTGGATTTTGTTGGATATGGAACTGGAACTCATAAGTTTAGCGTTTCTGACCCATCTACAAACGCATTAATCTTGATTGATAATATCATCCAAAGTCCTCTTAGAAATAAAAAACTTGAGGTTGGCATTGGATCTCCAATTGGAATATTTGATCAAAGTATTGTCGTTACTACTGGAATTACGTCTTTGGCACCAAATGATGTGATTAAGTATGGTGATGAATTTATGAAGGTTAAACAAATTGGTGATGGAACATTTGTTCAAGGTAGAAGAGCAGAAATTGAAAATACTGTAGATAATAATTTCTTCTATGATGTCAATAGAGTGAACTCCACTATCACTAGGTTTAATGAGACTGTTGTAACCTACGATGATAGACCTCCGTATTGACTATAAATAACTGAAAAACTATTTGAGTAATGGCAAAGCAAGGCATTAATACTGGTACTGCCCCTAATGATGGCACTGGAGATACCCTGCTGGCAGGAACTCTAAAGATTAACAGTAATTTTGATGATCTTTATAATATCTTTGGAGACGGAACCAATCTTATTAGTTTCGTCTCTTACGCTACCACTGCGGGGTATTCTACCAATGCGGGTATCGCATCCACATCTACATATGCTCAGACTGCAAGATATGTAACTGATGATATTGATATCAATACATCGGGTATCCTGACATCTTCATATGCTGACATTGGTAAGATTACCATTCAACAACCAGGAGCGATTACTGACGGTCCAATTGAGGTTGGTTTTGCAGCTACAATGTTCCGAATACGATCTGACGGTATGGTCGGCATTGGAACATCTATACCAACGTCTCAACTTGAAGTTGTATCTTTCTCAGATGCTAGACCAGCACTGTGGGCGATTGCAAAATCAAATGGACCTTCCTTTAGGGCTTCTGACCAAGATATTACTCCCGAAAAGACTTTTGTTATTACAAAAGATTCCAATATAGGTATTGGTACAAATGTTCCATCTGCCAACCAGAGACTTGATATTCGTGGAAATGTAACTGCAGAGGGAGTTGTTACTCTTGATGGAACAACTAACTTTAATAGTGATATTACTGAAACAGTAGTAAATGATTTTGGTGATAATATTGTAGTTTCTTCGGCAGGAACTTTAACTGTTGATCTTTCTCAAGGGACTGTGGTTCTTGGTGGAATTACTACTTCGGTTTCGACCTGGGACTTCAC